CTAAACTCCATTCTCAGGCTGGAATGAATCCTCGCCTGGACAGCACTCATGGTTTTGAGCTGTCTTTCTAGAATAGCCAGCGTCGTACCTACCGGAGCCTGTGCTGACATATCACTGATCTTCAAATCAGCAATACCAACCAGCCTTCTTGCGTCGTCGGTGATCTTTTCTAAGAGCAATGACAGGACTTGACTTGGCTCTTTATAAGGAAGAGCCATGATGTTGTCTCGGATAGACCCAGACGGCACATCAACGTCCCTAAATTCACCCGGTGCAATTGGGGTGTCATCCCCTTTAACCCTCAAACCACGGGTTTTCATACCACCCGGCAGGTTAGAAAGGGTTCCAGCGTCCACTAACTGCCTAATAATTGAGGTTCCAGCCCTCGCATACCCACCAATTAGGTGGATATAGCCCAATCCATACGCTCCAAACCCAGGAATAAAGTTGTATTGAACAAAATGCTGGCGTTTGGTCTTTAATTTATCGCTTTGTTTCCAGTTTCTGCGGATTGAAAGCGTCTTGCATGACCCTTTTTCGACCGTAATTACATAAGGAAGAGCAATTCCATCCTCATCTTCAAAGCCTTTTAGGTCCCAATCAACGTGAATTTCAAGAATTCTGTATCGATCATCATCATTGATGCTATATCCCTGGTCTTCAGCCTTCTTTTTCTCCAGATCTGTGAAGATTCTGGTGGGCTCACCCAGGTCTATATCTCTATAAACACCTGAAACTTGGAGCTTTTTTAGATCATTCTTGGTCTTACGCATGATGTGTGCAACACGTTCTGCGCTATACACATCTGATGCACCATAAGGCATGACAATGTCTTCTGCCGGGATGTATGGAGCAGTCTGCCTTCCTGATGAGGTGTCGTAGTAAACCTTCTTAAACGCTGATCCGGCCAGCCCAAGTGAGTACAAAAGCCTTTCATGCTCTGGCCTGTACTCAATCATCTCTTCTGTAAGCCTGAAGTTCATGTCAGCCTGAACCCGGGCTGCAGCTTCTTCATTCAGCTTTGTTTCTTCCCCAATAATCTGGGTCCTAACAGGACCCTGGGCAGGGAAAGTTTCAGTGATCATCTCTGACTGAAACCTAATAGCAGCTTCAGTCAACAACGGGCTATACACACCACAAGCACCCAACCAGGGTTCTGCCCGCTCTTCATACTTCATACCCAAAACTTCTAGACCTTTTACATACATCTCTTCCCATTCTTTGCGGGAATTAAGGTCTGCATCTACCAATCCAATCAAATCATTAGCCAGAGTATCGAGATCTTTCTCATCCATGTACTCAGCTAGATTGGCATCAAAATCTTCTGCCGTTTCTTGCTCAGGCTCAAGAATTAACTCAAACCCATTAGCATTAATTGATACCGACTCAGGATCTTCAATCTCAATCTCTATTTCCCCGCCTTCCATGGGGACCATAGGAAACAACGCTTTATCAATGTCCATGATCTACCTCAGTAATATTCAACCTTACGGGGAACGATTGGGTAATCTTCTTCATCAGATGCGACCGTCAAAAACCCGCCTTTTCTAAATCGCATCAAAGCCTGAGATGCAGAGTCAGTTAAGTCGTCATGATCCCCATTAGGAAATGACGCCATCTCTTCAACAACTTCCTCTGCCCACCTTCTATCTGGTCTCCAAATAACACCAGACGCAAATAAATCCGCTACAGAGTTCACCCGCGCAATCTTATCCTGTCCTTTGTACGGCGTATATTCCGACAACGGAATCCCCATCCTGGTTAATTCATAAACCAAAGGCGCACCAGCTGCCCTCTTCTCAATAATTAAGGTGTCAGGGTCCCATTCTTGCCAAAGCTCATAAGCCTTCTTCTTAAGCTCTGGAAACTCTAACCTTCCCTTATACGCATCTAAAAGAATCACATTAGGACTCTCTATACCCTTCTCATTCGGCCTGTAAAAAACTCCCCAGGTCGTACAAGCTGAATAGTCTGCCCTGTTGTTCTTCTCAAACGCCGTATCCCAGCTCTGAATAATGTACTCACATGCAGGAGGATCTTCCCCCTCCCACATCCTCCAATACTCCCGCTTGATAATCGCATTACCCTCAGATGTCGGGTTCTGCTGATACTGAGCCTCCCACTTCGATACCGGGATCTCAGCCTTAATAGCCTCTAACTCTTCCTTCTTCCAAAACCCAGGCCATAACGGATTTCCAGAAGGCAAGATCGCCGGGAACTCAATAACCTCCCAGTCATCTGTTCCATCCTTAGACGAATTCTTAAGAATCTGACCGGCTAGGTCTTTTTTTGACCAGCGAGTCATAACTATGATGATGGCACCTCCAGGTTGTAACCTCTGCCTGGGTCCAGAGGTGTACCACTCATACACCCCGTCATACACAGCAGGATTACCCTGCTTAGCCTCTTGCTCACTATGCGGATCATCAATAATCAATACATCCGCACCCTTACCCGTCACAGCACCACCAACACCAATAGCAAAGTACTCACCACCCTGCTCAGTACTCCACCTGCCAGCAGCTTTTGAATCAGAAGACAACTTAGTACTAAAGACCGTCTTGTAGTTATCCGACTGAACTAAGTTCCTAACCTTTCTACCAAACCCAACTGCCAACTCAGCTGTATGTGCCGTCTGAATAATCTTCTTCTTTGGAAACTTACCCAGGAACCAAGCTGGCAATAAATAACTAGCAAACTCACTTTTTGTGTTGTGAGTGCAGATGTACCCGTCACCCGCCAAAAACAATCCATCCTCTCGATCAACCTTAATACATTGTGTATCACCAGTTTGGCCTAGCTTTTCAATCTTTATGTATCTGCCAAACCCCGGACTTTTCTTAAGAGTTCTATTTTCTTTCCTGGGCAAAAAGGCAACGTCTGATGCATAGAAAGATACCTTCCAGGTTGGACCGTAATCTTTTCCATTAAGTGTAGCCCTGGACTCTAACAAGTTGGCTTTGATACCAAGACTATGGATTAACTGCTGAACTTGTTGAATTAATTTTTTGTTGCTTTGTGCAAAGAAACACTGCCCAGCTTTACTGATATTCCCGTCAGTGTCCATCAACCCTTTTAACAAATCCCGGCGTTGCTGCTCACTACCAAGCAAATAAACATCTGGTATGTGCTTGTTTTCCAACAAGCCAGCATCCTTAAGCTTGACCTTGAAATTTAAGATGCCAAAGGTGAATTTGGTTTTTTGGTCAGTTGTCTTATATCCGCGCCTTTCTATCTCTGGCCTAACCAAAGCTGCATCGTCATCATGCATCGTGATAACAGCCTGAGAACTACTTCCATCTCCAAGCCATACACCCAACACATACGGATCTATAGGAAGATCTAAAGGCTCATATTGAACTGGGTTTACATCAGGCAAACGCGGTAAACGAACATTCTCCAGCTTAACTCTCTTGCCCTGTACAACCTCTGCCTTGCCATTTCTATTTGTTCTTAATACAGCGCCATTTTGTCTTTGCCACAACTGCTCTGTTGTGTAGTCATGGTAAATGCTGCGCTTTCTATCTAACCGCACAGTCCATAGATGCTCACCATCTACATCTATGTAAGCCCCATCATCAGTCCAGACACGATAAAGCTCTCGACCTTTAAACACCCCTGACTTTCCTAAAACCTCAACAGGCCTTCCATCAGGACCAAACACATAATCACCAACCTTAAGGTCAGCAATCGTTTTAAAACCATTGGCAGTTGGAATCTTCATGTTGGTTAATATAGCATGCCGGGGAGGCATGTTAATAATCAACCTCTTCAACTCCCCCTTGGCAACCCTCTCAAAAGCATCTGCCATGATCTTATGATGCCGACCAGATATAAACTCAGGCCACATCTGCTGAACAAAAAATATAAAACTCTCCCTACACCTCTCAACCCTATCCAACGCTAATAACCTCAATATCTTCTTACGCTCCGCTTCAGGCACCTTACCTACACTGCCCAGCAAAGCACTAATCTCTTCTGACGACAATAAACTCATAAAGACACAATGTCCTTCACAGACCTGTCTACAACCCTTATACCCAACGTCTTTAACTTCCTCCTCTCCAAATACCCCTCCTCTTCTAACCTCCTCACAATCCTGTGAACGTTAGACCTCGAGCTCATACCCATACCCTTCGCCAAAATCTCATACGTGGGCGGAGCCCCATGTATCTTCATATACGCCCGGATAAACCTCAAAACCCTATCCCACTGCGGCGTCATCACCGATCTCGGTCTTCCCACTTCCTAAACTCCACTAAAGCCTCTATACCCCATTTCAACAACTCTTCCATCTCTCTACCCGCTAAAACCCAATCACCCTTCAACGTGGCCTCATGAACCTTCTTCGTCTGAGCACGTACCATCAACATTAAATACGAATAATCTGTTCTCACTATTGTTTCCAAAAAATATATACCCCCTGGGGGGTTGCAATTTGATCAGCTATGGGGGGTATGTGGGGATTCGAGCGTAATTAGCTGACGGGTACCTTCACACATACGTGGGGGGTACGGTACGGGTACCCTCTCACCCTCCCCTCTTCCCACTGACAAGCCTAAGATGCACTGCAAGCTCTCGTCTAAGCTCTTCAGCCGTCAGCGTCTTTTCCTGCTGAGCTTGTTGCTGTTGCCACATTCCAGCATGACGACCTAGTAGCTCGAGGGCCTTGAGTCGTGATCCTTCCTGTTTTCCGGCTTTGCTGAGTGCCACCAAGCTACGCATAACATACCGTTTTGTTGCCGCGAGATCTTCCGACAATGTGTCTGTCGTTTCTTCCCAGCCCGCTTTTATCATTCTCTCGATACGAGGATCTTTGCAGAGTTTATGAGCGCAAGCGCTTATGGTTCCGTCTGATCCTTTGGCATTTGGATAAGCTAATCTGTAGGCCTGTCGTCTTGTATGGCCTTCAATTACATATTGGGCGAATTGGTACTGAGCTTTAGTAAGTGGTTTGTTTCTATGTTCTGCCATTCCTATGATCTGACCATCTGACCGGGTTTTGGGTTCTGCTGCCCTTGCTACCGCAAGGTCTAATTCTCCCGGGTTTTCAACCCCCAGCGCGTTTAACCGCTCTTCGATCAATGCCGCAGTGAGTGCTTCATCCGCTTCACTCTCCACCTCATCACCAGCTTGATCCAGCATTTCTCTGTACTTTTCGCCGCTTAGCTTGTTCATGCTTAACCCTATCAATCAAACCAATCTAATAGCCATAAACTAATGTTCTCACATATCCCAGCCTGTCAGCAACTTGTGGACAAGTTTAATCTGTTGATAACCTGTTGATGAAACCGTGGATAACCTGTGAACAACTCGATTTGAGACGTTATTTTCCCCAGGTTGATATCAACACAAGGGCAGGTTAAAAAAAATCGATTCCACGCGGTTTTGTGTTTTTCGGAACGATTTTCACTGTGTGCTTATACAGTGTTATGTAATTCTGGCATGGCCTTTGCAAGCATAAATCCCTTGTTTTTAAGCTTATAGATACCTTAGGGTTTCCCCTAGTGTCTGATCTTGTCTAATGTCATTGCACTATTGTTTGAGTTTGCTATACACTAGCGTCATGGTGCTAGTTCGCACTGATCGCTAGGTGATTGTCATGCTTAAAGCTCCAGTTCTCTCGTTTCAACTGTCTGACGATGGCGCAAGACTGTTTTTTGTCTTGAACTCTGACAATGAGCTTGTTTATAAATCGTTGAGTTATGACGATGCCGAGCATTGGTGGTGGAATGCTCTCTCTGATGATGAACAACAAGCCCAGCTGGAATACTGCCACGCTGTCCGGATTTATGCTGAGATGGCAAGGGCTGAACATTACGAGAGGGTATGCCATGCATGCGATAGATAAATCTCGAAGCCCGGAAAAACAACTTTCCGACGCCGATCACCACCGTGCAGCCGATTTAATGATTAGGCAGGGCGGAAGCTTTGCTGCAGCAATTGGTGAAGCTTATTTTTCCGCAGACTCACAAAACCGCAAGCGCTTACTTGATGCCTTTGGCGATCTGTTCGAACGCTTTCATCGGGAGATTTGACTATGAAACACCTAAGAGCTTTTCTGCGATCAATTACCCGTGTAATTACTCACCCTTACCGGGTGCTTGTGTACTGGGACGGTTTAACCGCATGCCATCGTGCTGTCGATACTGTTGACGCCCTTTCCTGGGCGTCTCAATACCCTGCCGATGCTGTTGTGATCATTCGGACTCGTTTAAATCGCATTATTGCTGGGAGATATTAAACATGCGCTCACTATCTGCAATCGCTCGAGATATTCGGGCAGACTGGCAACCCGTGAACTATGCCGCGAAACCTTATCTCGACGCCATGGCTACGCTCGACAATATCAACGATAAATACATGTTTGATTCTGGCAGGTCTATCGTGCTTTATTTTCTGGCTAACGCTTCATCGTGGCGCGGTGATAAAGCTCGAGCAATCAAGTCTGAACTTAAAGCAATGACAAAGGGAAAATAATCATGGCAATTGCAATTTACACAAAATATTTGAATCCTACAGACACAAAAGCCGCACGAATTAAAGCAAGCGCACGGCATGAAAATTCCATTGTTTCGGTAATAGTTCCATATGCCCACGAATCTAACGAACCGCATTTATATGCGGCGATAGCTTTGCGCGATAAATACTGGCCAGCGCAGCGCTTATATGATGTCGGATATACGCTGGACGGGAAAGGCAATATTTACAGTATCAATCCGGACACAATATTAGGGGCATGACATGTATTCGTTTATTAAAGAAAGCTCTAACCGTAAAACCGGTCCAATACCTGTAGTGTATTCAGCCCGGGAAACCTGCCCGTCATCATGCCCGCATTATCGGCAGGATTGCTACGCTGAGGATTTTTATACTCGCATGACCTGGGACAAAATACCTCAGCGCGGCATTGGTTTGTCTGAATTATTGCAAAAGATTAAATCAATTAAACCCGGGTCATTCTGGCGATTTAATATCGCCGGTGATTTACCCGGTAATGATGAAAAAATAGATTGGTCTACACTTAAAAAGATTATTTCGGCGAATAAGGGAAAGCTCGGGTTTACTTACACTCACAAAAAAAACCCGGAATATTTTGATAAATACAGGCAATCTATAAATCAGGGTTTTATTATTAATCTATCCGCCGACCATGCAGGCGAAGCGGATACCCTGGCGGATTCTGGATTGCCTGTAACGTGTATCGTCCCAATGGATACACCGACTAAAAGCTTCACTCCAGCCGGTAGATTGATTGCAGTCTGTCCAGCGCAGGTAAAAGATACTACCTGCTTAGACTGTCAGTTATGCGCTAAACCTGATCGGGCTGTCATTGTCGGGTTTCGTGCTCATGGTACCCGGAAGAAAATTACCGACGCCAAAGCTCGAAAAGTTGTCCCATTGGTGCGAGCATGAGAATTTATGCCGTCACTCATCACAACCCGGTATATCTCAAGTCGGTTTATCAATCATGGATAACGCTCGTCAACACTGAAGACGATATACCCTCAGGGTTTCGCTATCTATCTTGGCAGGATGGATACCGAGTCTGGCGCATGACACATGAGCGTGTGCCGATACCACTAGGACGGGTTCCGGATATATCCTGCGCGATATACCTGATCAGACGCTAATAAAGGCCCTACGGGGCCTTTTTTCATTGGTGCCTATGCCACCCTACATGCCCGCGCTTTGACGCGCTGCAAGGCCTTTACGCCAAGGCTTGGCGGGCAAGATTTATGGGTAGGATGGCAAGGCTGGAATTGTCCAGCCTTTGATGCCAGTAGGTAGAAGAGGTGTAGGGTCAAGGTGCAGGGTCAGAACCGGTCAAATTGCTCGGTGTACGTGCCACCGGCTTTGTCATACTGCAGGGTCGTCTCACCCTGGGTTCCCACCCATCGATACCGACACTTCCATACCGCGATCTGAACCTCCTTATCTACGCGGTGTACGGT